AGTAGAACTTATGTATGTCGTAAAATAATTGCCATAAATCGTTACACCCGCAGAAGTCGTTGACGTGAGAAACGTCGCCGTGAAACCGTCCTGATATCGGTGATTGGCTTGAGTTACGACAATTGTTGAAAACCCTGAATCGGGGTCGAATTCCGGAAGCGTTGAAATGCTTGTTGTTGAAATCGCGGCAATCCCGACATCAATCGTATAAACGTTAAAATACAAACTTGCGGTATAAGTTTGGATTGAATAAACTCCGCTCACGATCAAATTTGAAATGCTGATCGGCGTTTTTATCCAAGAAGAAAACCCGTCTCTTAATTGGTTTGGGGTGTAAATCGTACCTGTCCCTGTCGATGTCGTGTTGACAAGGGTGAGGGTGCCGCTCGCAAAAGTCGTTGTCGAAATATTGAACGTTGTGGCAGTCAAAGGTTGAGCGTAATAAGTCGTGCCTTGCGTGACCCCTGTCGGGAGCGACGTCCCATAAAACACCACGCTTGTGTCGAGGGTTGGCGCAACGGCGGCTGTGACCACCGTTGGCGACCCATTGGTGAATGAAACAGACTGAACACCTAACCCCGTGTCGTAAATGGTGACGATTGATGACCCGCTTGTGGTCGAGGCAAGCGGAACGGTCACCGTATGAACGCCACTTCCTGCCGTGGTTGTTGCAATGCCAGTCCCGCCAACCGTTGCTGACACGCCAAAAGTGTTCGCTGTTGGTGTTGGAGAAGTTGACGCAACATAATAAACTGTATTCACAGCAAGCGGAGAAGGCAAAGTGCCTGTCGTGGAAAATACGATCGGAGTGCCTGGAGGGTAGGAGCTTCCTGTCGCGGTCACAACTGCAGGAGTCGCGTTTGTTATTGTTACGGTGTATGTGCTTTTTGAAGAATTAGAAGTGGTTTTTTGAGGAGTAATAACGTTTTCGTTTCTGCTCGCTTCATCAAAAACAGAAATACTATCCTCTGCTCCAACAGCAAGAGCCGCATCCCCGACCAAATTTTGCCAAGGGTGAATGTCCATAATCGTGCCTGCAATTGGCCCTTGAGTCGCCCAATCGACCCAACCGCCCATTTTCTGAACAAGGCCCATGCCTGATCTGTCGGGCACAAAACGAATAAGCTGAGACTCTGAAAACGCCGCCTCGTTCAAGGCAGGTGTTTTGTAGGTATCAATACCAGGGATCAGCTTCATCGTTGCGTGAGGCATGGGAGATTACCTCGTTGGTGAAGCGACAGGGGAGGGTGAGTAGGCTGTCCAAGCCGCCGCCTCAAACTTCTTGCGGTTTTCCTCAACCAACGCGCTTGCCTTGAGGGCTTGGTATTGGCTTTCGTAACTTTGAGCCATCTGAGGGTCGTCGGACTGACGGCCAAAGTTGCGCTGATAAGCAGAAATATAAACCATCGAAGCCATGATGAACAAATCCGGCAGATAAACGCTGATGAACGTTGTCGAGTTTGCGGCAGATAAAGGAGCCGATCGAACTGTTCCGGTCAACCGAACTGAGTATGTTGAGTCAGGCGTTGGGCCAACGAGAATGTTTTGCGATGTTTTGCCAGTTGTCGCAGAGTCCCCACCATAAACTGCAAAATATTTTGGCAAACCTGTTGTCGAGCCGCCGCCATAAACGTTTTGAATATATTCTTTCCCAATCGCCAAAAGCGGAGTTGAGTTTCCTGTTCCGTCAATAACCTCAAACGTTTGCAAAGAAACAAACGACGATGTTGGGATCGTCAATGTGTTGTTGCTCGTTGAAAACGAATAAGACGAATTGCTGATCTGCGTCGAAAGAAAATCCAAATCACGTTGCATCCGCAATTCAGCGTAATCAATCATTGATGGAACAATGGTGAGGTAATTCACATCGGTCGATTGCACAACAGCCATCGTGGCGATTTGTTCAACGTAGGTTGAGTATGTTAATCCGACCATGTCACCCTACCATTGAAGTCGATGCCGATTTAACTTCTGCAACTCTCCGGCCCCATCCCTTGCCGAACGTTTCCCAAGTCGGAAGACTCTGCAAAAACTGCAATCTATTATCGTTGATTTTTTGCAATAAGGAAAGGGGATCTTGTGAATTAACTAAAGAGAGGGTCGCAGGTCCGATAACCCCATCAGCATGAGCACCACAAGCTGTCTGAAGATACTTGCTGGCACGAGCAGGACCACTATTAATAGCAAGATCAAAAACAGAAAAGTCCACCCCAAACGGGAGGTCGTCGCAGCGGCACTTTTCCCAGTACCGCGCTTTGTAGAGCGGGGCGACATCGGCGACTGTGAGGGTTTTAATGTCATCTTTTGTTACCTCGTGGCCTAGCCATTCTTCCCAAACCTTTTTCGTGCAGCCAAGGTTCGTGGCCCCACCAGGATCTTTCGGGTGATCAACGTACCCGCCTTCATGTTTCAACACGAGAGCTAAACATTGTTCAAAATTGCCTTTCATGACTCACTCCTTGGGTGTTGAATTGTAGATCATAGCATCTTTCTTCTGAGAGCCAGATGAAGAACCAAAGTAAAAAGCCATAACGCCTGTCCATCCGGCTGACAAAGTGCCAAGCAACATAAGAAGCACTTCCGACCCGTTAAGTGGCAAACCCATAGCCAAAACGTACCCAATAATGGAAAAATATCCTAGAGTTACGCTAATCGCCAATGCTCGAGGAATCCAGTCTTTTACTTCTTTCTGCATATCTCTTGCCGATTTGCGGTCGTCCACCGCAAGAGCTTCCAAATCAATATCAAGGCTCTTCATCTGGACACGGAAATCCGCGTCAATTTTTTTGACAGACGCAAGTTGCTCAGGCGAGGCGGTGCGGAGGGCTGTTTGCAAATCATCTTCAGAGCCCTCCTCGTTGCCGAGCAATGCCATAGACAGTGCCTTCGTCGCCATCCCAGCCAATGGGCCACCCAGAGCCGTTGCGATGCTTGGAGCGACCGACCCAAGCAATGGGCCAAAAGTTTTAAGCAGATCCATCGTCCTTACCTCCTGATTTAGAACCCAACATGATACCCGACAGCGTCCCTGTCAGGAAGGTTGCGATCGGCGCAATCAATTTAAAAAACTCTTGGTCGTTTGGTGCTTGTCCGTCAATTGGCTGAACGACAAATATCAGGCTGTATAGCACTGCAAACACCGTCCCTGTAAGCGTCAGGCATAAGCTGATGCCAATGATAAACTGGAGAAGAGCGTGGAGTTCGTCTTCCTTGATCCTCATCGCGCTACGGCTCCGCAAGGGTTTTGTTTCAGAGTGTCTGCGGAACAAGTCCCAGATGCGGTGCAAATAGGCGGGTTGCACTCCGGCGCGTCCCAGTTCTTGGGGTCTTGGCACGGGTAGCGGTAACGATCCTCGCACCCTGACAGAACCAAAAATGCAATCGCCATCAGGTATTTCATTTGTGCGCCGTCAGATAAACGAAAAGTGCAAGCCCAAGAGCCATAACGATAACGCCCAAGAACATCCACGCCCCCAAGATCAGTTCAGCTTGGCGTTCCTCGGCTTCCTTCTGCGCGGCGGCAGCCTGACGCACGGCCTCCTTACGCATTTCCGTCACTTCCTTCTGAATGGAAATCCATGCCTGTTGACCGTACGCCCCTACAAACAGGTTCTTGGTGTCCAACTGAAGCTGTTGCGCCTTGGCCCGCAAAGCGTACAGCTTGATTGCTTCAGCCTCGTATTCTGCTTGGCTCTGAAATAGCTTCTTTTTCCTGTTACCAGAGGTTAATTGCGTTATCTGCGCAATCCTCGCAAACAAACTCCCAACACGCTCCACCACGTCGATGGCTTCGTGGCCAGCGTCGGTGGCTGACTTGATCCCATTATAAAGGGCTGTTGCGCTAGCGAGGAGCGTAAAAGGATCCATTATGTTCCAGCCCTCAGAACCGCAATCGCCTGTGTCCACTGTTGATATTCATTGCCATTAATTTGTGTGGTGAATGTACCGTCGGTCGTGACATAAGCGGCGTATGTTTGGATTGAAAGATTTGATGACGGCGTAGATATAGCGGTCATGTTTGTTGCACTTGAGGAAGTCGATGCGCCATTTGTTCTGTAATTCATGCCCAAAAGGACAATGTCTCCAACTTTGCAGTTAGGAATTGAATAGGTGTAAGGCCAAGTTGCTTCGCCACGAGCATCTGAATAAAAAACCGTTGGTTGTGAAACGCCACCAAGAATTCTAAAATTGCTATAAAACCAAGTCGATGCGAATGCAGGTGACGCATTAATATAAACCGTTTGAGTTGAAGGGACGGCAAGATCAA